TCATTAATAGCACCTGTCACAGTCTTATCTGTTGTAGTTCTATTATCGTCACTATCTTGCGCTTTATCTGCCATTTGCGACATAAGTATAGGCACTTGATTTACATTTTCTTGCACATCTTCTGTTAAGCTTCTTATAGCTACGCTATTATCTTGTAGGTTTGAACCATCTGCCATTATTGGAACATTATTTACAAATTTCCATACGTTATAAGTAATTTTTTCTCCACTTTTTAAAGACCAGTCTACTAAATCAACTCTTGTTCCAGTTAATGTATAATTATCATTCGGTTCCATTCTTTGATTACCCAAATAAAAAAGTTCCACATGATCTGTACCCGGATTATATGGAACATCTATAATAAAACTTGTAGTATTATCTTGTGTAGCTATATGACTTCCAGGTTCAAAATTTACTGTGTTTTGTATTAAACCCAAAGTTGTATCTATACTTTCATTTATTTCTTTTTGATTTGTTCCGCTTATTATTGCAAAGGTTGCACTTGAGCTTGCTACAGCATAATCAAATGTAGTACTTGATACCATAGCTGTAACCTCTGTAGCATTTCCTACCGCCGCATTCACTTGATAGTTCCAAGCAAAAGCTCCTTTATTATTTGGGGCTATATAATCTCCTTGTGTGCCTGCGTTTGCATAACCATATAAAATCTCGCCCTCGTCTGGATCTTCTGCAAATAAACCTAGCTCGCATATATATTGTCCTTCTGTAATATTAGTATTATTTATTGTTCCTGAAATTACAGCTACTTGAAGTTGTGTGTTTTGAGTTACAGAACTTATAGAAACATCAAATTTATAATTTTTTAAACCTGTAAAAGTTTCGGGATTATCGCCTTCTGCCAATTGCCCTGAACCTATTTTCATTTTTGTGAAATTTAATGGTATTCCTGCTTGAACTTTGTTATATAAAGCTTCTCCTTTTGTTGTTATAACCATGTTATTAAATATAGCCATCTTAACCTCTCCTTTAAGATATTATGTTTGTCACGTTTCCATTTACAATCATGCTTTGATATGTTCTAAAGTTTATAGGATATTTAGGCTGCATCATTTGAATAGTAGTAGTTGTATTTCCACATACAACCATAGAAGAGTAAGTTTTAAAATTTATAGCCGATTTCCCTACATAATTAATACGAACTCCTGAAGGCTTAGGGATTATATATCCATTAGCAATTAGAAGTTCCTTTAGTTTCCCTATGACACCTTCAATTACTGCTGTCATGGACATATCTTGATTATCTATAATATTTAATTTTAGATCTGGAAACATATTACTCCATATTGTATAAATTTCTGGCAGAGTGCCTTGCCACATGTTTTTTCCTATTTTTGCCTTTAAGACAAGTCTATAAGTATCATCATCTAATTTAGGATCAAAATCTTCCGTAGGTTGAAAATTAAGGACTCTATTAACGCCAATAATTTGTCCTAAGATATCAAGTTGATTTCCAATTGCGTAATCTATATCAAAATCATTGTCAAAACCCTTTATGCAATTATAGGCATCATCAACTTTATTTAAGAAAGCTGTTAACCATGCAATAAATTTAGGTTTATCTCTATGTTGACTTGTTATATGATTTAAATAAGCATCTATAGCCATTACATCACCTCTAACTTAAATTGACAGTTATATAATTCACGTTTCCTCTAGTAACCTCATTAAAAGCTATATCTATATCAGAAGTGCCTTGGAATTGCCCATGTCGTGCCGCAGTAACAGAAACAATAGAAAAAGCCGGATTTTTTAAATCCGACATTGAAGAAAGAGCAGAACCCCATATAGCTGATAACGAAAGATCTGACCCTATTTTTAAACTATTTAAATATAATTCCACTGTGCTTTTTATATCTGCTGTATTTTGTGTTGTATAAGTAGAATTTAACGCTTTTACATTTATAGTTACATCTATATCGATATATGTGGGTCTATAAAATCTACGTATCACCGGTTCGTTAAAGGCATCCCACATCAAATTATTATTTGAATCTATAATTTGTACTTCTGTGGTTCCGTTGGTATAGCATCCTGGAGTTTTTTTAATATAAATAGCATTGCCTATTTCTTGATCTACTCCACCTTCTACAACCACTGTAATTGAATGAGGCGGTAATCCTCTTGAATCAACTAAATTGGTATCATTTTCATATACTTCACTTCTTGTTACTCCTGTAAGTCCTGCTATAGCACCTTTTATCCCATCTAGTACTGTAAGTGAAGGTAATGCTGTACTTATTTGCTGCCTAAGCCTTAATTCTGCATCTGTCTCCACGTATGAACCCAACTCTGCTGAATCTGTATTTGTTATTCCAGTCCAGCCATATTGAGGATTGAACATTTGAATTATATCTCCAGGTGAAGCGGCAATAGGTCCAGGTAGTTCGCATGTTAATATTAGTCCTTCAACTACCCCTGATTCTGGGATAATTATAGATGATGGCAAATCCCATTTGATGTTACCTTTATCTACTGCAATAGCACCTGTTATTATAGATCCTGGGTTCCCTGTTATTCTTGCAGGGCAGGTACTATATGTAGCTTCTTTTCTTTTTATTCCATTTATTTTTACAATACCATCTAACCCTGTACTTACTGCTGTGGCTGGGCCACGATTGTTATATGCTAATTGCGATGCAAGTAAAGTATCATAGATTTTCTCCACAACTGTGGCTATCCATTGATAATCCTGTGTATCTTCTCCTAGATAAAGATCCTGGCCAAAGATATTTTTACACATAGCAATTAAGTTATCTCTAATATCTACATAGGTCGTAAGATTTAATCCGCTTTGATCAACATAGGGTTGGAAGTAAGCCAAATATATCACCCCTTTCTAAAAAGTTTTAGCGACCACTGCATCTCCAAAAGGCGTTGTTACCGTAGCTTGAAAGTTATATGTTCTATTTTCAAATGTACTGCTAAAATCTTTTATTGAAGTTGTATTAGGTGTATCTAAAATATAAGATTTAATATACGAATCTACCCAATCCACACTTACTTGAGAAGTGAACTTTCCTATAATGTTCTGGAACAATGGAAAACCTAGCTCCTGGTTCTCCCACCATTCAGATTTTAGAAGAGACAATCTTGTCTTTATCGCTTGTGCTACTGCGTATGCTCCATATGTTATATCTTGGGTATTATGTCCAAATTGATAGTCTCCATTTTGATCTAAAATTCTATATTTAATAGTAATCATCCCCTTTTTTAGGCAATAAAAAAGCTCCTACTTAGGAGTTATATCAATTCCGTTTATTTTTACTGAATCTGCATTCATATTTATTTCACCTTCTTTTAATGAGATTTTAGTGTTGCCATCTAAGCTTTTTAATTCCATAGTGTCCTTTGAATACTTCTCTATTCTATTTGGTTGAGAGTATAACCCAGGAATAAATATGCCATCCGAAAGTGAATGTTTTCTTAACTCTAATTGATTTTGTACTCCCCCATAGCTCCACCACGCATCAATGCATCTGTCAGCAAAAATTATTAATCCCTCATCACCTGCTTTTATGGGAAATGTTATACAATAATTTCCTGCTCGTAATATCACTATAGGAACATCTAAGAGTAATGATATATCAGTCCATACTTTGGATTGATCGGCTTGTATAACTAACTCTCTTATAGCTACTTGAGCAGTTACAGTTTGTTCTTCTGAATTGAAAGATTGTACTATAGCCGGAGTTGCAACACGTAACATACTTTGTATATTTTCTTTAAATTTTCTATAAAACTCATCATCAGATCCTAATATTTGATCTATATTTAACTTTGATGTATTCGCCACATAATCACCTCTAATTTGTTACAATTGGAATTTGACCCCCAATCTGATCTATAGTCTCAAAATTACAATACCAGGAATCCCCTCGCGTATCTCCCTCATAGGTTACTTTTATAACTCTGTATATTCCATCTTTATCAAGTGATCTATACGCAGGGGTTTGAACATTATCAGCTGTAGTTGTGCTTCCACTTGCGCTAGGAGGATTACCATTATCGGCATCAATTAAACTTTTGGGTCTACCAAACTCTGGTTCACCATACAAGGCATGATATGCAACTTGATCTGCTGGTGCTTTACCATCCCTTCCTCTTGCTGCGTAAACATATCCATTACCGGCATAAATGGCAATGTGATGACATGCTGAACCTTTTCCCCAAAATACTAAGTCTCCGGGTAATGCTTCAGATTGAGAGATAAATTTGCCTCCTTCATTTGCAACTTGATTATATTGAGGTCCTGTTATATCTACTATTGAAAGTCCAGCAACTTCATAGCAGTGTTTTGCAAAAGAAGAACAATCCCAATATGTTATTCCTCCTATAGTCTGCCCTCTGTATGTCATACTATATTGAACATTGGGATCGTCACAAATTTTCTTCGCTTCATCTATAATCTTCTGCCTAGTTGAATTGGCAGCTGTACCTGTATTACTTGCAGACGGAACTGTATTATTACTGCCACCTATACTTATTTGTTTAGCCCTTACTAAACTATTATCAATATGAATTAGACTATTTATCTTAATGGCAGGATTTAATAAGCATTGGCCAGATATACCATAATCACTTTGTTCTGGTGTACCTATAAGTCCACTGGAAGGACTTAAATCAAATATTTCTCCTTCTGGTAAATCTGCTACATTTATAATATTTAATTTTCCATCTTCCGTATAATACTTGCATCCATTACTTTCTGCGATTTGTCTTAAATAATCGCTAGATTTCCCGAAGAACACTTTACCTCTTGTAAGTTTGGGTGCATTATCTAATTGGTTTGAAATACTTCCTAAAGCCACAGGGTATTGAGCTTTATTCACTATATGATCCACAAGAGCTCTAGCTGTCTGTCCTCTTAACACAGAATAATTTGCTATATCATAATTAATGGCTCTATCACTATCAAGGGCTATTATCATGAGCCTATATGTTGCCCCATCTTCTTTATCTCTTATGGTCTGTAATATGTCTCCATCAAAAATTAAACCATATTGATCTCCTTCGTATCCCGCTTCAAGCGTTACCCTTGTAGCAGACAACATTATTGCGTTTTCGGTTTGGGCGTTTAAATTATAAATAGTTATTTGAGAAAAATTAGGTTCCATCTGTATAGTTTTAACAATGGAAAATGCACACCTTAATTGTGATACATCCACTCCGTTCCCTTGTGCATCAGTTACTGTAACTCTATATTTTCTACCGTAAAGTATTTCACCCTCTTTTTGACTTCCCTCCACAACTTCATAATTTGTAGATTCTATAGTCATTGTTTGTTGGTTATTAGCGCTAGAAGCACCTGTATAACTTCCTGTGTCATATTGTTTTAGACTATTGTCGTTAATCACTGATATAATGCTAGATGAATAATTAGGATCACTAGCATAGCCAGCCGCGGCGATGGCCTTAACTTGATCTTCGGGCGAGCTAGCTGAAAAAGCTGCTGAATATCTTGAATTATTCCTTAAAAAATATCCATGATCAAGTACACTATCGCCCCATGATTGATAGTGTGTATAATAGCCCCCATCATCTGTTGCCCAACTTCCTTGAGATATCTTTAAAGATGGATCGTGGTTGCCTGGATATTTTATACCAAATAAATTATAGTCTGTTCTTGCTAAATAGGAACCTCCCCATCCTGATTCCCATATCGCTTGAGCAATTGTAACACTTGCATATATACCGTATTTACTATATCCTTGTTTTGCTCCCTGAACTATTTTATTTATAAAATCCTGATTAGCCATTTAACCACCTCAATTATCTATCCACAAAAGCACGAAATCTGTCCCTAAATTTGTATCATCTGGTATATCTACAAGTAAACTATCATCTGTCTTAACCAAGTAAGCCTTACC